TAATTTTTGCAATGCCGTCTTCTTCATTCCATCTGTCAATAAAGCCCTTAATACGAACCCCTTCAAGGTCTGTATTGAGTTCGTGCTCTACGCCAGACGGAGTGATTGTTGTTGGGTCTTCAAGCTGAAAAAGGTTTTCTACACACCACCAGGACATCCATCGGAATTCATTTAGGCTTAGCGTGCCGAGGTATGGTTTTACTTTTTCTTCCCATTCTCCGGAAACCCAAAGCTCACGACATATTTCTTTTGCAAGGGTCAACTTGCGTTCTTCAAGAGGAAACTCTTTGTACATCGTTTCAAGAACTTCATGGACAAAGTTACCCATAAGGGTTTGCATTGTAGGAGGTTCTGATATTTTGTCAATACGTGAAAACTTAAATTTCAATGGGCATTGCTGAAATGTTGAAATTGACGACGCGGATAGATACTCAGGAAGGGGTCCTTGCTCATTCAGAGTCGACAATTGTTGCTCCCAAATAAATAGCTGCAGCCTGGGTGTGCAAAAACTCTGCCTCTTCCAAGGTTACTGTTGACTTTTTGGGCACCTCTGCGCCGTCACTATATTCAGACCAGTCTTCGCGCAACTGTTTCTTTTGTTGCTCGTCAAACTTTTTTGTAAACGACATGAACGCATCCCAAATTTCAGCAATTTCTGGGTTTACGGTTTGCGCTACTGGCTGGGGAGTTACTGTTTCAGCACTGCTTTCTGCATACATTGCTTCTTCGCTACGCGCAAGATACAGACCAACACCCATTGTCTGTGCTGCTTTTTTAAGAGCGTCAGAAACAGCACCCTTCATTTCATCGCCAAGGTCAACGATGTCGCCAGCTTTTGTACGCTTAATCTTTTGGCCACCAATGCCGTCACGTGTTACGTAACCAAATGGAGCTTCTGCGTACCAAGTCATGCGAACGTGGGCAACAATGTAGTCAGGGTCAAGAGCGTCACGACCGCACGAAATAATTTCAAACGACCAGCTATTCACGCCGATTACTTTGTTGAGGCGGGTAATCACCTCACTGACAGGGATATAGGTGAGCGATGCTCCGCCTTTGCGCAGTTCGCGTTCCATTTCTGGGGGGAACGGCTCTGAGAGCATGCTGTATGTATTGGTTGAATTATCTTTTTCCATTGTATTTACTTAGCCTTTCGTATAACGATATTTGTTTTAGCTTCTGAAGTTTCGCAGAATCGGTCAGCATTGATTCCTATTTTTGCAAGTTCTTTAACACGCCAGTATGAAGGGGCGCAATAGTCGAGCAGTTTGACAATCATCTCCTGCTGCGTCATTGACACTTCGCCTGTTTCCATATCGACAGCCATGTCAGACAAGCGAGATGCAATGTTCTTGGCAAGCTCTACGTGTTGCCACGTCTTGCGGTCAGCTCCTGTTTTCTTTTCAACCTTCACTCCACTTGTAGTGACTATTTCTGGCATGTTTCCCATTGCATCAATTAGCAACTTGCAACATACGTCGTACACCAAAGTAAGGTCGTTTTTAAAAGCATGCAGCTGAGTGATGCATGAAGCAAGCTCTTCTGCGTTAACAGAACTAGACAAACTATGAAAAGATTCGTCTGCGTTCATTAGAGCCTTATTTAGCTCGTCGATGATGTTATTCCAGGAGTCGATTGTCGACCCTGTATCCCCTTCAATTGTCATATATCTCCTAGATAGTTAGGTACTGTTAGATGAGTATAGCGGTGGGTCTGCGTTGTGGCAACCCCAAACCTGCAAGATGTGTAAATGCTCCAACAGCGGAGTCCACCTGGTCGTCGTGGTCACACGCTTCTGGAAAACCGGAAGCTTCGTCCAACCAGTCTGTAAGCCATGAACCACGAACCAGCCTCACGTTACCATTAGCAACCGAGGCCGCAAAAGGTCTTGCTCTAGTTACTTTATCGCCAGTTGAACGAATTCCCATAAAATCATAACCAGGCAAAACGTATCGTGCGTACTGGTCAACTAGCGCCTTACCCGAAGAGCCTGGTTCTTGCTCCATTCTAATTGCAACGGTGTGCCCATCCTCGACTGCTGTCTGATGAACAAATTGTTCCACTTTTTCGTTTTTAACCCGAGCTTTTCTAACATCTAAAATGTACGCAATACCTTGGTCAAACAACATCAGTGTCCCAACTGTCCAGTCAGGATTCGGATTTGAATGGTTTGGTTCTGTTGCGGCAAGGTCCCAGAACCTAACAGCCCTAGCTGCAGATGTGACATTGGGCACTTCATGCGGGTCGACAATTACAAAACTTTCTCTATCAAACATTGTTCCTAGAGATGTGGCCCACCAGTCACCCATTTCTAAGCGCCTGCGCTCAATGGGGTCCAGGGCAGAAAGTGCTTGCCGGTATGACTCAGCGTCAATACCAGGGTTATCTGTAAGCATTGATGGGACAAATATACGGCCAGACTCAAGACCTTCTATGATGAAACGCTGGCGAACCCAGTTGGGGGCCGGGTTGGATGCAGCGCGCATTCTTAGGGGGACTTTAGATAGTTCGCCAGTAGCGGGTCGACGAAGACGAGAGAAAAGGTACCTATAGTCAGACTCTCTAATTTCTGTTACTTCGTCCATCCCAATGAACTGAAATTCAGAACCCTTGTATCTCAGGTAGTCGTTGGTGTTATTTAGATACCCAAACGATATTCTGGCACCAGACGGAAACGTAGCTACATAGCTATTAGCGTTCCAGTGGATATCGTCATAATTGGATATCCAGCTTTTAAATCTGTCCATAAGGGCTCCGGGAAGGGACAGGTCGGCATATGTGCGCCTAAACAATATTGCAGAATATCCCGGAACATCAACGTATTGCAGTGCAGCCATAAGCAAAGCAGAGCTCTTACCGCCGCCTGCAGCGCCACCAAATAGCCCTTCCATAGCGTACGAGCGCAAAAATACCTTCTGAGTAAATGACGGTTCTTCCGGGCAATAGCCCGCCGTTTTAGGCTCAAGATATTGCAATACTTCATTCCAATTGGTCATGTTTGTCCTGTCCGAGGGTAATTTCCTACTAGTATTGAATCATCAGGTTCAAATGGAGTATAAATGAAATTTAAGCTGCCTAGGATTGGTAGAACAGTAGCTGCCAATATACTGATGGGTTCGTTTATAATTATGACCTCAGTTGGTGCGTTTTGTATCGATGTTTCCGTGGGTTTCATTACCCTTGGCGTAACATCTGGGTTAATGGGTTTCATCCTAGGAATGGAATAGTCGAATTATATGGCTTGGAATGCAGGCACTAACAAGGCGGAAAACGCTGGACAGCAGAAATCAATACTGACGCCGGGCGCGCCTATTGCGTTTAATACCGGCATGGCTGGAAAGCCATACAGAGATTCCTGGGATATTGAGCGGGCCTATAGAGAGGGCATGGCCAAGGTCACTTGGGTAAACCGCTGTATCGACGCTATTGCTGGAAACCAAGCAAGGCTCCCAGTCATGCTTAGGAAAGATAATTCACCAGACGGTAAAATTATCACCAACAATAAAGAAAACAAAATACTTGACATTTTGAATACAAAGTCAAATATGGGAGAAAACTCGTTTGTATTTAGATACAGGCTTTCTTCTCAGCTCCTTTTGTCTTCTAGAGGGGCTTTTATAGAAAAGATTAGGGGTCGCGATGGTTCCATTGTTGCCCTTCAGCTTCTGCCGCCACAGCACACAGCGCCAATTCCAGACCCAAAAAGGTTTGTTTCTGGGTTTGAAGTCGACATGCGGAATGGAACTAAAGTCTATTTAAAACCAGAAGATGTTATCTGGATTAGAAAACCACACCCGCTAGACCCTTACCTATCTCTGACGCCTTTAGAGTCTGCTGGAGTAGCCATTGAAATTGAAAACCTTTCAAAGCTCTATAACCGAAACTTTCTTTTAAATGACGGCAGGCCGGGCGGCATGATTGTCGTTAGGGGGGAAATCGACGACGACGACAAAGAGGAACTTAGGTCTAGGTTTAGAGGCAACATAAACAGGGCTGGTTCCATAACTGTTGTTTCTTCTGATGAGGGCGTTGATTACGTTGATACCGGCGCAAGCCCAAGAGACGCAAACTACATCCAAATGCGTCAAATAACCAAGGAAGAAATACT